CAAACCACGAAGGGTATCGCTGTTGTCTGCGCCTCTGACATGAATCTTACGACCATTCACCAAGGTGATGTCCAGATTGTTAATGTGAGCAGACTTAATAACAGGTCTACCAATCTCTAGGAGACTGTCCCAGATGATTTGTCTGGACTGTCCTAGGGTCGGGGACACATACAACACTGCAGACCCTTCCGGTGCTTCTAATGCCTTTATAATGAGCATCATGGTTGCTAGACGACTCTTACCGCACCGTCGCCCTGCTGCTATTACTTTAAAGCGAGTCTTATCTTTAAAGACCTCTTGTTGCCAATTCAATAGCTGGAAATTAAGACTGGTCATCGTCTTCTTCCACCATGTCTACGACACCGGCATCGACAGTGGGACTATTCAGTCCAGTGATGTTGATGCTGATCTGTGGCGTGGTTCCACCATTCTTTGCGGCATCGAATACCGACACTGGTAGAATCCTATCGACACACAGCTTTAGTGCCGCCATGTTATCCTTATCGTCAGGATTTAATGCTTTGGCGATAAGTGTCTCAATTATCTTATCTCCGGAGGTTCCAAGCAATCTGGCTTTGAATTCAGCAATTCGTGCTGAGTCTCCGGCTGGTCTTCCGACCTTACCCCTATTACCCTTCTTCTTCGCCTCGATGTCCTTCTTTAGGGGACGACCTAACTTACGACGAACAATCTTAGGACGAGGCGGTTTAGTATCGACAACTTCAGTTGTTATTTCGACAGAATCATTACTCATTGTGTGTCTTTATCTTTTTAGGAGACATTGCGTACTATATAGGGTTTTCGCTATTGGAGAGGTTTCTATAGGAGAAGAATATTAATCATCCTATATCGCTGACGTATCACCCTAACGATTCGTCATAGTTCTATATAGTGCGAACTATATCATACTTTTCTTCATTTGTCAAGTACTTTGTTACTTTTCTTTAACACTAGCGTCCCTCCGGTGCGGGACTCCATAGGCTTGATTGGTCTCCGCAACCCTCCTTTGCAGACCACTTCGTGTGCGCCGACTCCGCAGGAGGTCTGTATTGACTGCTTTCTATACAGTCCAGACTTCGTCTGACTGTGTCCCTTTATTGTCTACTCTGTCCCTATTTATTATTGTTAATACAATCAACAACTTACATTGCAGTGCAATATAGTCCTTTTTTACTATTTTGTATACAGTAGCGGCTTCCACAATATCCTTGGACTTCATAGACCCCTCCCCCCTATGTTGTTTTTATACAACAGTGTTGTTTCTACGCAACAATATCGATCTATACGAATATACGCATTGATGCATATTGCCGTCGATAGCGATAAACTATTAAGTCTATGCAGTCGATAGCGGGAATGTATGGGTCGATGATGCACCTTTATAGTGCAACATAGTAAACCTAGATTGACACTCTAGACTAGCACCAAGATAGTGCATTACTGTAAACCTAGATTGACACTAGGCATTGTGTTGTATTTACGCAACAGTCTAGCATCATAGCCTAAACCTATCATCATTGGCACTTGATAGCAAGACACTATCAATACCTACGGGAAAACCCTTAGATGCCTCTAGGACTGCATTAGAGGGCTTTAGAGACGTTTTCGCCTGAGTTGAGGGGTTAGTATCACCACGCTATCGATCTCGATTTTCGAGGGTAAACCCTAAGTATAAAAACCTAGATTGTTATAACTAATTGTTATATTCCACATTGTAAGAATCAGGGAAAACCCTAATAGAATTACCTGATCATTGGTCATATACTGTAATTGTAGTGATTGATTAACAGTAGATAAGAAAGGATTACCATGAAAACTACATATAAGATTCAAGAAAGAGCAAGCGGTGACGTCGATTTCTACACGATTGACCACTTAAGCAGTAAAAAGAAAGCCGAGCATTATCTGAAAGAGTATCAAGCATACAAACCAAATAACGAATTCATTATTGTAGAATACAAAGGGGAATAATATGACTCACTTAATAGACATTGATTTATTGCCTAATATCGGCTCAGTAATAAACCTTGGCAGTGCGCCAATAGATTGGAATACAGACTCTGGTTTAGAGTTTGCAGATGCGCCTTATGACTTTTATGCTTACATCGATACCGCATTTGGCTGGAACGCATCAGATGATTACAATAGAGCAAATCTATTTAAACAGGAGTTTTTTAAATTATTAGATAAAGAGATATTCAGAAAAGGCTTTAGTGATAATATGCAGTTTACTATCACAATGCCTGTGGAGTTTCTTGCAGTATCGTTTAATGTTTGTATTTACCCTGATAATTGAAAGGAATCAAAATGAGAAAGATACCAGCAGGAATTTGGAAGAAAATAAACTTTCATAGAGATTTGATTGGGGTTGAATACTTCGGGATTGGTAAGAATAAGATCACCTATCATATTTCAAAAGTAACTAACCAATTCCCTTATAAATGGGTGGCAACAAATCCAAACAATATAGCGGATAGTATGTTTGGAAAAACCTTAAACGAAATCAAGATTAAACTTGATAATGCAAATTAGTAGTAAACTTAACAGGGCTTTATCTTAACTTTAGACAGGAGTAATACAAATGAGAAAGATTGAACAACAAATGCTTAACGCTATCAAGTCCAAACGCAATTGGACAATGGACAACACCTTAGTCCATATTGAGAATGGTGGCGGGAATCCCTTTGGCTTGCGTGCTGAAATCTACCTACACGGGAATCATATCGCTGATTATTGGTATGATTCTAAGGATTTAGATGTTGATGTTAAAACCTTAGCACAATGGCAAACACCTACAACCAAATCACGCCTAAGGGCTTTGGGCGCTAATGTCAGCACTCGCAAGGGTGTCACCTATCTCAACAATGTTGCAATCTAATAAGGGGTTAATCATGAATGACAATAAATACAATGGCTGGACTAATTACGAAACATGGAACGCTAATCTGTGGATTGATAACGATTGGAAACTATCCGAGCATATAGCCTGTATCACAGGCGATTATTTCGGGTCATATGAGGATTTAGACACAATCACAAACTTAGTAGCGGAGAGAATCAACGATATGTTTGTCGATATGATGCCCGATATTGAATCAGGGTTTTTTGCTGATGTAATGAACGCCTCATTTCGAGAAGTAAACTTTCACGAAATAGCAAGGCATTATGTTAATGTAGAGGCAGACTTTAGAAAAGATGAGGAGGAATCATGCGAGTAAAGAATTGGCACATGGTATTACTTGGCGCTGTATTGTTTGTATTCGCCCAGATTGTTTGGCACTTAACAGCGATTGGGGTAATTTAATTATGACAAACAATATAGAGAACTTATCCGATAACGAACTAAACGAGATTAAAGCCTATGTTAAGGGAATAATCGAGGGTATAAAAGATACTCACAAACCAGAAGAGATAGATTTTATCTTAGAGGACTATTGGACTGCATGGGATAACACTATTGACATAAATATATGGCTTGATGAGTCAGATCCTAAAAGATACTTAACGACACTATATAGAATCCATGAATCAGGCTATACAGACATGGAAACATTTCAGCGCTTAGACTACATGAAAGGCTAATATGAAATTAGATGAATTAGAAATTGCATATACTATTGATGTATTGGAAAGATTAGTGCAAAGCGCTAACGGGTATATCGACGATGGTCATTGGTTAGAACCATTGACCGACGATATTAAAAACGCTAAACAACTAATCAAAGGATATAAACAACGATTAAAACAGGAGTCGATAGCATGACTAGATCAGAAATGCAATATGAAATATGGAAAGACCTTGGTTATCTTGAGGGTAAGACTGATCCAGAGTATCAGAAACACTTATGGCGCTTATCTGATGGAGAATTGTTTAACTTATGGCTTAATATTCACAATGCACGGGAGGCATACAACAATGGATAAATTTGATTATTACTTAGAATTTCACCAAATGCGCTTAGAAGATCCCGATTTTGCCGAGCAATATGACGCTCACGAATTCGAGGAATGGTATTCAGACTTTTACGAAATGATTAAAGAAGAAAACGAAAGGAATATGAGTTATGAAGATTAAACTATTGATTCTATTGGGCTTTATGTCGCTAATGACTAGCGCTTATGCCTGTAAAACTGTTATAATCGACACACCTAAGGGAACTACTGTTTGCTATATCTGCGCCGAGGGTAAATTAGTGAATTGCGGTCCATTATGAAAACACTATATTGGTGGGCTTGTTTTTACCTAGTTTTAGCCTATGTTGTATATCATCTTATTGGAGTGGCTTTATGTTATGTTTGGGAATACCTCTAGGACTCGTTTAACGGGCTTTAGAGACGCTTTTGAGGTATAGTTAAGGGGTAGCCCTATGCTACTATGTTTTAATCGAATAGAGGAGGTTTTAATGCACTGCACAATATGTGACAAAATGCTTAATGATTATGAGTCAACACGAAAGACCTTAGATGGCAAGTATTTGGATATGTGCCAAGATTGCTATACAGGGCTTGATGTATTGATACCGACAATAGATCGTAAGGATTTACTACACGAGGCGGATATGCCTACTATGGATCAGATATTTGACGAATACGGGGACTATGCAGATGATATAGGCTATGAAGATCTATGATGTTATACAACTTAGTATATGCTTATGATATATACATAGTTAAAAACACCTATAAAGTAATACTATATAGAGAGGGTATCATATTATGATGATTTTGTCAATAGCATTCTGTTGTATTTATGTCGTTGTATTTATTACTAATGTGTGATATTGTCGGATTTATTACGAGGAGGATTTATGCATCATAACGAAGAGGCACGCTATCACTTTATCATGATGGACTTTGTCGATCTAATCGGGGATTATGGCTATGACAAGGTCATGGACGATTTATCAACGGCGATTGCTGATAAGGTTAATAGGCTTGTTGGTAGAGCAGTAATGGAGGAGATCGATGAATAAGATGGGTATGGAATTGATCACAGACCATGAACGATCCGCAATCTGGGATCATGATAAGAATAATTGGGATGTCGCTGATAAGATGGTGTATCAATGGAAGAATAAGACAGAGCAGTCACCGAGGTTTAGTATTCTGCATGATGCTTTGGATTGGATGATTAAGCGTAATTCATGAAAAACCTTGTGTATGTCGCTGTATTCTGTTTTGGTATCTTGGTCGGCTATGTTGCTGGTCGTATGGAATGGGCGCATGAGGATTGTTATGACGCAACAGGAAAGTATCAGCGTTATGAGGCTTGGTTAAGCGTTAAGAACGGGATTTATCGTTGTTTTTGGATTGAAAAGGAATTCCCTCATCGGATTAAGATGCAGGGTGTTATAGATGTTAAATAGGAGGATTTATGACACAGTATTATGATTTAAGCAATGCGTTAGATACATTAGAATTTCAGATGCAATCGTTTACGGCTGTACTAGAAACATTGGCATCGGCTGATCCTGATGATCTCACTAGCGGAACCATGTGGTTTCTCCACGACACAGTAAAACGCTATCAAGATCAGATTGCCCTAATTTCAGGTCAAGCGATGATGGCTCACATTGATGCACAAGAAACAGAAACCAAGAAAGGTAAGAAAAAGAATGCTGGCTGAAAAGCAAAGTAAGTTTATTAAACACATTGGCTGTGATCGGTGTGGATCAAGCGATGGCAACAGTCTGTATGACGATGGACACACCTATTGCCATGTCTGCTTGACCTATGTCGATCAAGCCGGTGAAATATCAACAAGAGAAATTAAACCTATGAATAAGGACTTGCAATTTTATGACAATGCTACTTCTGGTGCTATCAGTGATCGTGGTATTTCTTCGGCTGTTTGCTTAAAATACGGGGTTAAGCAAGATGTTAACAAGCATTATTACCCTTACTTTGATAGCGATGGTGTGCTATCTGCTATTAAGATTAGGCTCGTTAGTTCTAAATCATTCTCGATTGCTGGTGAGTTTAACTCTACGCTCTTATTTGGTCAAAACTGTTTCCCTAAAGGCGGTAGATTCTTAACAATCTGCGAAGGTGAACTCGATGCACTATCAGCGTTTCAGATGATGGGCGCTAAGTATCCGGTGGTATCAATTCGCAATGGTGCATCGGCTGCTTTGAGGGACTGTAAAGCACAATACGAATACATCGATTCATTCGAGAACATTGTCTTATGCTTTGATGGTGACGAAGCCGGACAGAAAGCAATGCAGTCTGTTGCTGAGTTATTCGGTGGCAAAGTCAAGATGATGAAGATGCGAACAGGACTCAAAGACGCATCGGATTATCTCAAGATCAAGGCAGATAAGGAGTTCGTTGATGATTGGTGGAGATCAGAGCAGTATGTGCCTGACGGGATTATTCAAGGCTCTACGCTGTGGGATGTCGTATCTAAACCGATTGACAAAGCAGAAGTCGATTATCCCTATTCTGGTATAAACAAACTCACCTATGGCATTCGTAAGGGCGAGTTAGTTATGATTACGGCGGGATCAGGATTAGGAAAATCACAGTTCTTGCGTGAGATTGTATGGCATATTCTAAGCAAGACCGAGGACAATATCGGGATGATGTTCTTGGAGGAGGGTGTGCGTAAGACTGCTAGATCGCTAATGTCTTTGGCATTGAACAAACCCATTCACTTACCTGATGTGGATGTAACTGAGGAGGAACTCAAAGATGGATTTAATCGAACACTTGGCACTGACCGCCTTTATCTCTTTGATCATTTTGGAAGTAGTAATCTTGATAACATTGTTAATCGTGTCCGTTACATGGCAAAAGGACTTAACTGTGGCTATGTGGTCTTGGATCACATTAGTATCATTGTTAGCGGGGGTGATGTTGGGGATGAACGAAAGGCTTTGGATGCGATTATGACACGCTTGCGGATGTTGGTGCAAGAAACAGGTATTAGTCTGTTATGTGTGTCGCACTTAAAGCGTCCTGATAGTAAAGGTCACGAGGAAGGCGCTGTTACTTCTTTGGCGCAACTGCGTGGCTCTGGCTCGATTGCACAGTTATCTGACATCGTAATAGGTCTTGAGCGTAATGGACAGGCTACTGACATGGTTGAGAGAAACACTACTCATGTTAGGGTTTTAAAGAATCGCTTTAGCGGTTACACTGGCGGTGCTGGTGATTTGCTATACAATCCATCAACAGGCAGAATGTTAGAAATACAGGAAACAATATGAAAGACGATTTACTAGAGAAAGCATTGAAGTATGCTAAGACTGACGATTACCATGTTACTCGTAAAATCATCACTGATTTGTGTAATGAGATTGAGCGATTGCGTGAACTTAATAAAGATGTCTTTAGCCGGATTCAGGATAATAAAGAAATCTTCAATCACGCTGAACGCTATCTTTGGCTACGCAATTCTGCATGGGATGTCCCTCCGGGGGCGTATGCACCGATTGTGGTAATATGTGATAACAAGATGGCAACATGGGAATGGCTTGATGGCACTGCTTTAGACTTAACTATTGACAAATGGAGGAATGATGAGTAGAGAACTTTCAGCACGATTTGAGATTACCCGTACTTACTATGTCACCACTTACGGCAGTTCTGAAGAAGAATGCTTTGACAATTTAGACCATGTTAAAGAAGAGGATTATGAGTTCTCGGATCAACAGGTCGAACTGATCGAAACAGACTATGCTGGCTTTTAAATGGTTTGCAACCTGCCTTTGCTTAATCGGCATTGCACTAACAAGTTTTAATATCTACCCTATAAACATTGTATTAAGCGGGGTAGGCAGTGCGATGTGGGCTTGGGCGGGATGGAAACAACGGGATGATCCTTTGTTGATTGTCGAGTTAGTAGCAGTCGTGTTTTATATATCAGGAATGATTTCGTGGATGACGT